CGCGGTAATGGCCGCGCACTTTCAGCAAGATAGAAAGCAAGCGCTGCATGCAAAGATATCAACGCCTGAAATGCCGCTTGGTCCATACTATCAGCAGCCAACTCTTGCATTGGCGCAAAAGCGTCATTCATGGTCTGTTGTATTGTATCAACATCCTCACGACTGACAAAAACCATATCAGCTATAATGCGTGACTCGGTTGCTAAAATAAATTCAACCATAGCATTCTGTACCAAAATAGGGCCGAGCAACGTAGGCGTTTGCGCAGCAGCCGTTATGCGCACTTGCTCAAGTTGCAGCACCGTCATGCCTGTTATACGCGCCAGTTCAAATATATTATCAAGTGGTGGCCCCCATGTATCACCGGACAAAAATACTTCCACATCCGCAAGAAAATCACCAACTGCCGTCCGCAAGTCAGAACCTGGTCGCCCACGCGTTGGGGCCAACACCAACAATTGGTTAAGCACGGCTTGGCAAACCGGTACTGATGCTTTGACGTCAGGGTTTTCCATATAATCTACGTTGTCTTCATCGTCATTTTGGCGCTTGCTGCTGGTGTCGGCTGCGCAATGGATGCAAGCACGGTACTGCGCAAATCTTGTGACTGCTGCACAAGGTTTTGGTAAGTTGAAGGTGTCGGGTTAAACGGCGGCACACCAAGCTCAACAAATGACATGTCAAACACGCAATAACCGCCCAACTTTTCTTCCTCTGTCATGCGGTAGCGTGAACAAACAACGACAATCGGGTCTTGCAAAGGCAACTGCAATGATCCAGGCAAGCCGGTATCAAGCCTAGCCCGCAACGCATCACGTGCCAAAGTATAATCACGCTGATAAAGCGGCACGGCGGTATCGGTTGGATATTGAATAATGTACCCGCGTACACTAAACTCAATTGCCCTCCGCCCACAATCCTCACTATACGGTAAATCTTTTTTTGGAAACTCGTGTGTTACAATCCTACGGCCACTTTCCCAACTACTATTTTCACAATGGAACATGAACGTATCAAAGTGCGCTGGCATAAGCTTAACGCGCCAAGGGCTAGGTAGATCACGTATAGTAGACATTACCCTGGTCCTGCCCCCGGGTCACCGCCAGCGGCATCATTAGCAATTGCTGGCCCATGGTCGGCTTCTTGCATTTGCGTATGGCGGTGCCACTTGACAGGCTTGAACGGACCCTTTTGGCTTACGCTCTCTTGGCCATGGGATTTAACGGTAACATCAATCTTGCCGGTACCAAGCATACGACGGCGCATAAGCCCGCCTGCACTTGTGCGATCTAACATGCTACGATCAGGCTCCTCTTCACCACCGCGTGGTCTAAATATTCCACGCGCCCTACGCGCACGTGCACCAAAATCACCGCCACGCATTTGCCATTCAGTTTCTGGCTCAGTTGGTCCTCCTTGCCATCCAGGCATATGAGAAATTGCAATATTGCGTCTGTTATCTCGATCCCGTTCTGATTGCGCTTCTCGTGCGGCTGACCATGTTGTACCTGTTGCCGTCTCAGTCATCGTTCCGGAAGGTAGTTCAGTAACTCTCGGCGTTGTTATTGGCGGTTGTGTTGTCGTAACCTGTGAAGGTCCGGCAACCCTAGTCGGAACTGGTGTTTGTGCACCAAAAGGTACATTAGCAACCGTTTTTGTGCCTCTCGCAGCCTCTGGCGTTGCCCCACTTTTGGAGCTTCCCCAACCAAAATATTCGAGCGGGTCAAGCAGCGCGCCATTTTTGTCACGCAATTCCATATGCAAGTGCGCACCAGCACTGCGCGCCGCTGGACTATAACCACTCAAACCTATCGGTTGGCCAGCCGTAACCTTTTGGCCCGGCTTAACGACACCAGTGTCGGATAGGTGCATATATTTAGCTTCAGTACCGTCGGCATAACGCACGGTAACAATGCCACCGGTTGCACCCTTCTGAAATTCTGATTTAACAACTACGCCATCACTGTGAGCATAAACTGGTGTCCCTTCTGGGGCACCAATATCAACACCAGCATGGCGATGCGCTTTCAATCCGCCGTAAGCGCCGCGTGGCTCACCCAAAGCTCCCCAAACTGTACCGGTAATAGGAGCCGTCGGAAGTTGCCGCCCACCAGGTTGCGGTACGCTCGGTGCTGCCGTTGTTGATGGCGGTGCTACCGGCTGACGCTGAGCCGCCGCTATTGCTTCTTCGGCTTGTCTGGTGCGGCTCGGAGGAGGCGTGCTTTGGATTGTCGAAAATCTTCGGTAAAGTATTGATCCTGTCGCGCTTGCACCTCGACCGCTGCCTATAAGACCGCCATGCGTCTTCATCGAAGATTCAGAATCAGCAACGAATTGCTTAACCGACGCATCTACATCAAAAGCATTTCCACCCGGTACTTGCGGATGATTATATTGAAAAATTCCAAACGATTGTTCACTTCTATTTGATACTGCTGTTTTTGGGTTATAATCCGACTCCGCAGCCGCGATTATCATTCCAAAGCGAGCCCACTCTTCCGCCGAACCGGTTTTGAAACCGAACCTTGCACCATCAGAAGGGATGGTTCCAACTACGCTCGAATTTTTATACGCAGCGAGCAACTTATTGTAGATGGCTGAACTACCCGTACCACCGGGCAAAGGAGCCTCCGGACCACCACCGCCACCACCGCCAGCAGCGCGGCGCTGCTCAGGAGTTAACGCTGGCCCACTAGGCCCGCCCGGTAGCCCTTGGCGTGGCAATGCTTCTGGGACCTGCGCCGGTTGCCCTGGTGCAGGGCCGCTCGGTGTCCCCGGCAACCCTTGCACACCCGCATAAGACGCTCGGGGCAAGTCTGGCGTCCCTAGTGCAGGGTAACCTACATTAGGGGTGCCGCTAGTACCTGACGAGGGCGCACCCCCTGGAGGAGCACCACGCCCATCACCGCCACCACCCGCTACTGGCGGCAAACCGCCAGTGCCCATCGGCGGTATACCGCCAACACCGGCACCCGCACCAAGGCCGCGCGGCAAGCCGCCCATTTGGGTCGTTAGCAAACCTAACTTTTGGGTTGGTTCTTCTTCACCAGATAGCAATGCATTGGTGCGCCTGATCTGCTCAATAAGCTTTCTAGTTTCATCATTCTGGTCGCCCATCAAATCACGGCGCTCGATATTTGTAGAGTAATCACCATGCAATTGTTCTGCCCAATCAGCAGCGCCTTTCCAACTCTCAGGCGTCATAGGCGCATAAGGTCCGCTAAAGCCAGCAACACCGTCACCGCCCATAAGCTTTTGCGGCTCAGTTGCGCCGCCTTGTTGCTGCTGCTGTTGACCGCCACCAAGCTTACTTTTAAACCATTCCCAAATCGGCATCTTACCTTTCTGCTTGGGATCACCCCAATTCCACGGCAAAAACTGTTCCGGCCCACGTTTGCCAAACCAAGGACTTGGCTCCGGCTCACCTTTTTCCTGACGCTCGCGTTTCTCTCTACGGGCAGCTTCCATATCCTCGCGCATACCTTTGAGCGTATCACGTATCAAAAGCAAACCTTGGCCAAAAAGCGTATCCTCCATCAAATTGACTTTAAGCATCCCAAAGATTGCATTGAAGTTGTTTATTATCTCACCTTGTAACCTTACAACCTCCTTGCTTGCTGCTGCTTCACGTTCAGCAATTTGCTTTCTAACCACTGTCATTTGTTCTATTTGGGCGGGAAATTTTTCAATAATTTCCCTAGGCCCATAAATTTGGCTGAGTTTTTCACGGGCGAATGCCGCTTCTTGAGTACCTGCTTCCTTTGTGACAATTTCAGTATATTCATCAATAGAACGTTTAATCATAATAGCTTGTTCTTCAGCTATATGCGTCGTTCTAAGATTTTCTTGCAACCTACGGAAAATTTCACTACCACCGGGTAAAAAAGCAACACGTTGCGCGGCAGCGGTCAAACCTTCAATATTGCCAGCAATGTTCTGGCGCATCTGGATCAATTCACGGTTAACCGTCTCGGCACTGATACCAACAGTACGTGCAATCTCAATAAAATTTTGCACCGTGCCGGGGTCAGTACCGGCCCGTTTGGCCACAACATCAATCTTCAACATTTCCTCGCCAAACTTTTTCAATTCACCGGATAATTCAAAAACACTATGGCCAACGGCTTCAACGGCAACGCCAACGGCGCCAAAGCTGGCGGCAAACTTTAACCAAGCCTCCGGCCCACGGGCCACGGCACCGGCAACTTGCCTAAGCTGCTCACCAAACTCGGCATTTTTCTGTCGCAAACTTTCAATGTCAGATTTAGCAGCAGTCAATTCCTTGATATTACGCCGGATCAAATCAATTTGCGGCGACGCATTATCTACTAATGAAACTTGTAACTGTAATTCTTCAAACTCAGGCATGGTTTATTGCAAGGTTGGCAGTTCCATTTGTCGGTCTAGCGACACGTTGCCCTTGAACATACCGTCGCCGTCGGCTTTTACTTCAGTACCAGCGGGTGCTTTTACATTTACGTCAAGGTTGCCTTGTGGTTCAATATTATCAGAAAGACTACGATCAAGCGTAGTACGATCAAATTCAGTGCTCATAAGCGCTGTAGGCATAGTCGCTGGTGGTGCTGCTTCAGTTGATGCCAGCAAAATTTCTGACTTTGGTATCCTTAACCCTTTGCCTAATCCCTCTTCTGGCCCGGTAGGTGGTGGCGTCCATTCTGAGCCACTTACATCAAAAGCCCCGGCACCGCCAAAAGCACTTTCTCCTACTGTCCGAGAAGCACCTTTAAGACCTTCTGGAACATCAGCTCGAGGTCCACCTCCAGCATAATCTGGTCTATAATCTAAAGAAGGATTGAGCAACTTTTTGGTATCTAACTCATATATGTTTTGTGTCTCTGTTTTTGGGTCAACTCCTTTTACCATGGGGGCAGTTATGTCTTTGCCCTCAAACCCTGGTCGCCCATAAGTACCCAAACTTCCTGGTTGAACTTCAGCCGGTGGCAATTCACCTTTTTCAACCTTTTCCTGCATTGCTTCAAATGTCTTTTTAGTATACCCTGTTTGTCCAGTACCTGTTTCTGCAGTCGAAGCCAATGCCGCTGAAACATCTACCAGCTTTTGGGTCCTTCTTCCAGGACCAACATCAGTCTGTTGTGTCAAATACGTTAATCCGGTTTCCGGGTTAGTCCAATAATGCCATTGACCTAATGATTGACCAGAAGTGCCAAGCTCTCCAGACTTACCAGTTGATAAAGAAATACCTTGATATCTTTCCGGGACACGAAGCGCATTACTACCATACGGATCACTTGGATCATCTTTCTGTTGAAAGCGTGGATCCCTTCCAAACCAACTGGCTACACCTTTGCCAGCGCTCACTCCCGTATATGTTGTTTCGCCTGGAAATTGTGGAGGCAGTGGAGTTGCTGCCGCGCTTAAGATCGGAATTTGTTTTTTATCTTTCCCGTATGTTCCCCGCGATACATCCCCAGCCCGATAAGGTCGCAACAAGGGTTCTCGCGCTTCTGCCGGGGCGCCACCACCAGGTTGTGGAACAGTATCTGGTATTCGTATCGGATTACTTTCACCGGCAGCACCGCCCATCGGTTGGTTATGGAAAGGCGGATTACCTTTACCAATATCATTTAAACCAAGCTCGGCATTCAAATCACGCAACGGTTGTTCTTGCCCGGATAGTAACGCATTAAGCCGCGTAAACTCCCTTACCAACTCTTCGGTATGGTCTGCCTGCTTCTGAAATTCACCACTCATCAAACGCTGGGGTTCAGTCGCACCTTTCTCCTCTTGCCTTTTGCGCCCTCCTCTCCACCAATGCTGTATCCCGCGAAGTGGAATACCAGTAACTGGCCCGAGTGGCTTAAATATATCTCCAGGCCATGGCATCCACCAAGGCAATTCTCCAGTTTTTACAAACTCATCTCCAGCAACATCTTTTACTTTTCCAAGTAACCAATTCGTCCCTCTCATGAGTGGGCCAAGAAGTGGGTCCTCCATTATCATTGCACTAAGCATGGTTATAACAGCTTCAAAATCATTCTTCATACCGCCAGTTACTAACGCCCAAGCTTTAGCCGCTTCAATCATAGAATCCATATTCTTCTTAGATTCTTCATCAACCTCCTTGAATTTTTCCGTTACTTGTTCAATACCATCTAATCCCCACCAAGATAAAACTGCGTCCGCAATTTTTGCCCCAAATTCCGGATGACCTAATTCCTCATAATGTTTCTTGATCCTTTCAATAAATTCCTTGACTGCATTCAAACCGCCCGGCCTAGTTGAATTCAAAACTTCATTGACATTATTATTGACCATCGCGCGGATAGAAGGATCAGGGTCACCCTCCATGGTAACAAGGTTAAGTATCTGTTGCCTAACCTCAGGCAATCCGGCTTTTAACTGCCCAATGCGCTGGCCAAAAGAAATATCCATTTCAACCATACGCTCGCGGCTTAAACCGGACAACGCCGCAGTTTCAATATCTTTCATCAATTGCGCCGGGTGTATACCGGCGCGTTTTGCCTGTGCATCCAAATCAATTAGTGATTGAGCTTTAGCGCTGGCCACCCCCATTGCCGCCGTAACCGTACCAATAATGCCTCCAATAGTCAGGCCAGCCCTACCGAACGTACTTGCAAAATTGCCAATAGCCTTGCCAGCATCACCGGAGGTAACGCCTTCCGTAAGTTGCCTAACTTGCTTACCGATATTACCCGTATGACGAAATAAACGGCCAAACGATTCCTCGCTGGTCGTGTGCATATCACGAAAATCACTTTTAAGCTGCTCGGACTGTTCCTTATAGTCCTGCTGCCCCTTGACTTCAACCTTTATTATAAGTTCTTCAAACTCAGCCATCGTGCTCAGCCGCTTCAGCTTCCCGTTGCATGATACGCGTCAACTGTATAGTTCGGTAAAGGTGTAACTGCACGTCGCCAAGCGGCATGCATAAAAACGCGTCTGGCGATGTATGATAAAACCTTGCGAGGCGGTAGCAGTCTAGGATCAGATTTTCGTCTGACCCTACCAAGCCGCCACCTCTGGAAGAAAAAAATTGCGCAACCGATATGCGCAAGAATTCCAGTCCCGAGGGTCCATCATGTCAAGGTTGGGAGACAACACCCCAGACAAATTAGCCATGATGAGCGTCATCTTCTGTTCTTCAATAATAACATCGCCATCAAGGTTAATGCGGCAAGGGTTGCCGCAACGGTTTATATCACGGCCGGACGGTTCCCGGAACACAAGCTCTTGAATAAGCTCGTTTTGGTTATTGCGGATAGGCTTGTGCAGCAACCTGACTTTGATCGGCCAAGTTTCAACAGGCTTGGCTGGCGCCTGCTCCTCCATGCGCGGTGGCTCGGGTGTAACGTCAATAACAGGCTGACCGCCACCACCATTTTCAGGTATACGGGCCTGCTGCGGCTGGCTGCTTTGGAAGGCCCCACCCGGTGGCTGAAAACCTTCACGCCTCACTTGATCGTCCATGGCTGTTTACCCTAAGTTGATCTCAAGACAGGTGATGCCCTCCCACCGCACGCGTGCTTGACCATCACGCGTGTTGAGCTCGAAGCCACCCTTGACCGTCGCACCTTGCAAGGTGTACTGCTTGTTGTTGGCAAGCTGTGCGATGACCGTTGAATTGACTTGCGTTAGCAAGTCTTCAAAGTTCAGGTCAGGTACGGTTGAGAGGTCGCCCTCAATGTACGGCACGCGGGGCAACTCTTGGTATCCGTGGACACCGTCCTGTCCTGCTATCATGGTACGCTCTACAGGCGTCGGGGAAACCGTGAAGTTCCCCCGCAGTTGATATTGCCGCCCGTCAACTGACAGGAAGGCAATTCCAGCAAACCTAATTGCCATTGTAGTTCTCCTCGTGTTTTAGAGAATTGTGGGTGCCCCTACCAGCGGTGGCTCCAGTTAAAGGGGCACCCTTTCAGGTCTCGGCTAGAAGACCTGAATACTTACCCAGAAACCCCAAGCGGTGGCAGGATGCCCGTCATGCCAATGTTGCCGGGGTTAGGACCAATGATCTGAGTATCCAACCCGCGATCATATTGCAGCCTAAACTGTGCCAAGACCGCAAAAATTCTGAGCTGATTTATCAAATCGGGGCCATAAAGAACGTTAACCCTATTAGGATCATTCGGGTCACGCTCCACGATAAGGTTGGCCTTGAACGCCTGGATATTTTCCACCAAGCCGTCCCACATGTCCTGCATGTACTCAGCGATGAGCTCGCCCTTGATAATACCCGGCGTGACGATCGCCTGTCCCGGGCCAAAGCGCGTTCCATCGTCAGATAATTTTGTTCTGGGATATTTACTGGTGATGACATAGCGCTGGTTACGGATCAACCTTGCCAACGTGGCAAGGGTTGTGACGAGTTCGTACGCATCATCCTGGTATCCGTAAAGATTGAGTTGATAAGTCGTCGTTTCACGCGATACCATTGGCTGGTGGTCACTGCCAGCCTTTTGCGTTGCAATGCCGTTCTCCGCCAAAGAGTTCAACTCAATGGTGTCAAAGCGGTCCTGCAACGGCGCAAGCTTGACCGTATTGAACGACAACGTTTGCAGCGGGCGTGCAGGGTCGTTGATCAATGCCCGCTGAGCCTTGGCCGTGTACGCCGCAACCCAATCAAGGATCATGGATGGCGATGTCATCTCAACACCCATGACCGAGGTAATACCACTATTGCGAGTATTACCGAATGTGATCAGGTTGGAATACGTATCACGCCTAGCGCTGAAAATGTGGCCGTAAAGTTGCCTCCGCCATCCCCAACGCCCAACGTCTTCAAATCCGTATTCCATTTCCCAGGCGTTGAGCGTGGTGCTGTCGGTGTACGGCAACGCAACGTACTCAAAGTTCTTTTCACCAAGGTTGCTGATTGCCGTTGTCCAGATCGGCACGCCAACGCCACCGGTGAGGAAGTTCGCTGGCCCCGGTGCACCGGTAAAGGTCAA